ACATCTAATGGTATATATTTGGATAAGGTAGGAAGATTTTGCTCTGCCATAACAGCATTAAAGCGATCAACATCGTCAGACGGTTCGCAAAGAACCACATGACACTTGTCGATGTGACCGCTATAGATCATATCTATAAGGTCGCGATTAGAGAATCTAGGTACACCTAACTCGTCTGTTTTTATAAGCATTTAGCTATTTTAATTGATATTGATCAAATGGTCAAGACCAGGATTGCCGTTTTGTTGTGATTGTAATTGTGCGCGAGCACGTCTTGCTCGCATTTCTTCTTTGAACATATCTAGTATAGCCGCTATTTGAGCCTGAACCTCTGGGTTTCTAGATATAAAATATTTGCGACTTAGATCCGAAATTTTTGCTTCAACTTCCGGATCTGTCAGCTTTGAAAAATCATCTACTAATGGATTAAACGCTATCATCGTCGGAATCAATCGCTACAAGGTTACCGTGATAGAAGCCATAGAATGTAATACCATCTGTGGTCCAAATATCAACTAACACTGGCTGATTAGCCGTTACGCTGAATTCGTTAGTCGGATTAATTCTTTTTGGCCAAGTAGAATTAACTCTAAAAATATTGCTAGGAGATCCAACTAACCATTTTACTGTTCCTGTGCCATTGAACAAGATTTGAACTTTATATAAAACCTGTGCGCCTGACGCAGGTCTAAAATTTTCTAGGTCAACATTAACATCACCGTTGATGTTTAAAATTTGGTAATGACCGTCAGTTATTAATAACTCGTGTGTAGTATCTTGACTTACGTTTTTATTAAAATAAACCTGCGGTGTATTTCTAAGTTTAGCATTAGAAATTTCTGTTGCGTTAAAGTTATTATTAACGTTTAATTTTGCAGTATCTTCCTGCAGATCTGAAATTTCAGTCTTAGCAGATGCTAAACTGCTTTTGATTGTTGCAAAGTTATCGCGGAATCCTTGGCTGTCATTGTCCTGCCCAGCTACTGGAAAATCTTCGTCGATACTTGCATAATTTATATTACTGGCCATATTCTCTTAATCTCCTAACAGTATTTATTTACCTTACACGTTGAACTGATAATTTGCGAACAGTAGATACTGAGGCTGACTGCTTATAAGTGTATTATCAATAATGTATCTATCCATATCTAGATCAAACTGACTAAAGTCAAAACCGCTTGCTTTAATCGCACTTTGTATAATTTGGCTAGTACCGGGCTTGCAGTAGCATAGCACGATAGCAGAAGTATAGCCTAATTCATTTACGCTACTTTCTTGAGAAGATCTCATCCATAAAGGAACAAAGTTTCTCTCGGTGCGGCCCAACGGACGTATGTTATCTCTCATATTAGTAATGTTACTAATGTATTTGATAGAGTCAGTTGTTTGTCCAGCTTTAACTATATTGCTGTCAACTTTGATAGTATTTGCTTCGGGTTCAGGGCGCAGTACCATATTAGGTGATAAGCCTTCAAGTATAGAAAGAATTTTAGTTTCTGTTCTTGAATCAACTTCTAATCCTTCTTGCCACTGTAGTTCAAAACTTCCGTCATCACGAGTTTCAACTATAAAGTCTTCGCCTAGCGTAACAGTTATAGTATTTCTTCTTGTTTGAATAGAAAAAGAAGGTTTTTCTTCGTAGTCATAAAATGTATTCTTAGGAGTAGCACTTACAGAATTTACTTTTATTTTTTTAGGATTAGAAACTGTAATACTCTTTCTAGTTCTTCCTTCATCAGGATTTGCAGGATCACGCACTTCCAAATAAAGAACTTCGTACACTACGTCATTAGTTCCGGGAACTTTTGCTACAGCAGATTTTAACTCACCAATGCGATAACGTTTTCTTCTGTGATTTGTAGCCATAGCCGCAACAACTTCTTGCAACTCTTTAGTTTCAATACCTGCGTAGGCAAGCATTTTGATTTCTCTTTGTATTCCAAAATTTGGATCACTTGGGCGATAAATGTAATCAGGTATAAAAATTTCTGGATTAGAAATAAAAGCATTGAAATTTCTACGCACTTCTTCTTTTAAGAAAGGCTTCATGAATAGATTACTGTACTTTTTATTATCTGGGTCTGAAACACTAATAACAAATTCTTTGCTTACAACACTATATCTATAAAGGTCCTGTGCTGTTACAGTGAATCTGTATTCTCTGTCGATAGTAGTAGTGTTAGCATCTAGTCTAAATGTGTCACCGTCAAAGACTGTAAGTCCGTTAGTTCTATAATTATATCTTGCCCACAATGCTTGATCAACACTGAACACTCCTGTGCTAGTACTTTGATGAGTACTTAGTGCTTGATACAGTACACCTTCGTGTCGAACTACGTCATTTAAGTTGTATTGACGACTTGCTCGCCAAATACTTCTATAAACGTTTTCACCGAACGCATTTACTTTACCTACAATTTCTCCGTCGAAACTTAGAGCTAAACCTGGAGGTAGTCTACCTGATGACAAACTATATAGTACTCTACTGCCCGGAACGTTAGTTGTTGCTTCTACTTTTAAAACAGAAATTACGTTAGAGCCTATCAATCCAAGATTAGTGTCAGTAACCCATTTAGTCTCAGAGTTAATCTCGCCAAGTAGTCTTAGTGTAAATGTTTTACTGCTTGCAACAATTTCTTCTTCTTGGTCAGGCGTAAATCTTTGAGCTCTTATTGTGAATTTAAATTCTTTAGTAACTTCTGCTTGATAAGGAACTCTACCAGCAATTTCACCTGTGCTTGAATCTAATTCTAAGCCTGGCGGTAATATGCTAGGACTTCCATCTGGATTAGTTGGTCTTAGGAAATAAGTTATAACACCTGTTAAGGTATTTGAATCTATAACATCTAAAAATAATGTTATGTAATTATTTGCACGTCTGATTCCCAAATCGCCAGGAGTAATCCAAATAGGAACTCGTATGTTAGTGTTGTCAGCAGTAAAAGTTCCAGTGCCAACCTGCATAATGGTGTTGTCAGCACGTAGGAAATCATCACCGACTACATAGATTCGAAATGTTCTTCTTGATATAATATCACCGTCAGATACACTAACAGTAAATTGATAATATCTGTTTAATTTTTTTGGAGTTCTTTCAGGATAGTTGAAATCATAAATTGCGGTATCGTAGAAAAAACTATCAAAACCGTTAGATGATCTCAAGCCAAAGTCGAAGCCTGCTGATACAAAATCGTATGGTGCAGTATCGTATGTACCTGCATTGTATATTAAAGTTCTTTCGATGGCTAGTATAGGATCTACAACACCTATAAGTCTACCGTCTCTAGTTAATTGTATACCTGGCGGTAGTTGTCCGTCGCCAGATGCAATATAATAATCTAAACTTTGTCCTGCAGGTAAGTCCACGTCAGTAGCAATCAATTGAAAATCTACAGGAGAATTGTCTAATATATAGAATGTGCTGTTGTTACCGACAGGCAATAATCCAGAACTAGTTTGCCACACAGGAGCATCGGAACCGCCTACAGTAATTACAAAAGTTCTGTCTCTAACAGTACCATTTAATTCTGCTCTTAGAACAAATCTATAGTCAATTACTCTAGGAACTTCGTAAGGGGTCCCTACGATTTGAGAACCGGATATTCTTACGCCACCGGGTAGTTTGCCGCTGATAAGTGTAACTGTAGCTGATGGATTAACTAACGGTAAGTCTATGCTTACAGTTACATTTTCTTCTAGTGTAGCTAACTTAGTGTTAGACGGTTGCGTCCATAAATCTGCCATATTTTATTTCCCATATAGCGTATTTATCGGAAACAAACTAATTAAAATCCGCCCAGGTCTACTGTATCACCGCTAGGAGGGTCAAAAGGCCCAAAGTCTACATCAGATCTTTTTAAGATAAAATCTAGAGCGTTGTTGTAAATAGGTTGAAATTCACCAAAGTCAAACCCTGCTAAGTAAGGTCCAAATGTTCTTACATCGTAACCCCACACGTTGCCTTGTAGTTCGCCACTGAATGTTGTAGCTGATATTAGGTTAGCATTTTCAATACTCTTGTTGTTTGCATTTACATTTCCACCTAATATAGGTGCTGTATCTTTAACAACAATGCCAGTTGAATCTAGATCAAGAATAAGTTGTTGACCATTAACTCTAGTGTTAATGCCCTCACCGCCTACTAGAGATAATGTTTGTCCTCTAGAAATTGAAACAGTACCACTGTCACTAATAATAATGAGTTGATCTAAACTGTCGGCTGCATTAATTGTAATACTGTTTGCAGTTGATGTAAGTGATACATTTGAACCTGCTAACAATCGTTTGAAACTTTGTTCACCATCGATCTTACCTGCATATATGCCTTGTCCTAGAGACCCGGCATTAACAATTACTGTTTCTTCAACAATTCTTAAATCAAGTTCTTGAAAGTTGTCATTAACTTTTATAAATGCTTCGCGGAGATCGTCGCCAGTTCCGTCATTTGCAATAATACCTACATCAATATAATTTATAGCCATTTTAAATCTCCATTACCAAGAAGTTGTGAACGTTAATCTACGCCAAATGTCGTCAACACCGTTTGTATAATCTGAAACACAGTAGTATAGATATGTTGTTGAAGCAACGCTTGCAAATCTAATTTCTCCAGCTTTATCTCCAGCGGCACCTTTTGTTGATGCAGGTGCTGATCCTAGAGGTCTTAGAAGAACTTTCCCGCCTTGTAGTGTTAAGTTTGTAAATGCTTCAATGTTTATAAATGAAGAACTTGAAGCAATTTCAGTTTCTGTAAAAGATGTTACTTGTACAGTACCTGAACTACTTTGTATACCAACTTCAGTTGAACCAGAAATCTGTACGTCGTTAGATGCATTTAGTGCAAGATCTACAGCATTAGTAACATTAAAGTTGCCAGTAGGAACAAAGTCAATACCGTTGCCTGCGGTAACAGTTAACTTATTTTGAGCACGATTGATATCGCCGTTTAGTGTTCCTAAGAAAGTACCAAAGTGTCTGCCGGTCTTGCCGTCGATTAGTAATCCAGAGTCGTCGCCTAGCAAGTTACCTTCTACTGTTAAGTCTTCAATGTTAGTTATTGCAGCCGATAATCGAACAGCACTTACTTGATTAAATGCGCTGTTTCCTAAACTGTTTATGTCTATACTTGCAGTACCTGACAATACTGTTGCTGGAACAATGCCATTGATATGGTCTACAAGCAAAGTTCCTGTTTCGGAATATACACTACCTGTTAGGTCACCGGTGTTATTAACGTCAATGGTCAAACCGCCGTTGGTAAACTCACTACGAGTAATTACATCAGGTAAGTTATCTAAATCGTTGTAGTCGTTAGTTACAGCTACTTCTGCAAGACCAGTTACATTCGCTGCCGGCACTATTGCAGTAACGTTTGTAATGTATCCTGCATCATTGGTTAACTGTGAAATTGCTGTAGGAATAACAGGTTTATTAGTTAAGTCAGTGTAGCTTCCTGAGAAAATTACAGGTTTATTTGCTAGGTCGTTAAAGTCGCCACTAAAGATAACTGGCTTATTAATTAAATCGTTGTAATCCCCAGTTATTGCTACCTCAGCAATGTTGCCTCCGCTTGCTGTAAGATTATCAACAATTATAGTATCTGCCTGTATTGTTCCTGTCGCACTGATGTTAACAACATCAACAATACTGCTACCTTGTAAATTTAAATTATCACCATTGGGCAACTCTTTAATGCGGTTGCCATCAGTGGTATCAAATATTAACGGAAACTTATTTGCCATCTTTATGTCCTATTATTCTATATTTATCGGTTATTACACTCTGCCAACGACCACTTCAATAACACCCTTACCGTCAGTGTCTTTGTTTTCAAGTGCTTTACCAATTACAGTACCTATCTGCGGACTATTATCGACAACAGCGTATCCAGGTATAGCACTGGATACTAACAAGTCTCCTTTAGATACTTTACCTAATACTTTACATGGAACACGACCTTGTAGTGCAACTGATACTACATTGTCACCTTGTAATGCATTGTTCATTAAGTAAGCAGGGTTAGTAGATACTACACCAGCTACTCTGCGATCGCCTTTAACATCGGTTACTGTGACTTCGGTATCACCGCCAAACACTAGTACAGTACCTGGCTCGTATGCAGAATCTGCTGTGTAGTTTTCAGCTAAGTCAGCATATCTAGCAGTTAGAGCAGTTCCGTCAAAGGTTGTAGCATACACAGTATTCCATTTAAGAGCACCGCTACCTAAATTACGTACATTGTTGGCACTTGGAACAAAGTCACTTGCGGCTCTAGCATTAAATGTTATAGTATCAGTGTTAGCGTTACCAATTGTAGTGTTACCATTAACAGTTAAATCTGATGTTAATGCTACATTACCGGCAACACCTAGTGTACCATTAATGCTGGTATTACCGTTAGATGCTGTAACACTAAATTGATTTGTGTTAATTGCAAAGTTTCCAGTTACACCTAGCGTTCCTGCAATACTTGTATTGCCGGTACCGTTTTCAATAGTAAACTTGTCTGTGGTTGCATTAGTGATCTTAAAGTTACCAAACAACTGTGTTTCTGTATTGTTAACTTTAATTGCCTCGCTTCCGCTTGCAACAAGAACAATAGTTCCTGAAGCCGAGCTTGTAAAGTTTGATGTATCGCCTAACGAAATACCTGTTGCACTATTAGCACCATTCTTAGAGTCAAGTGCTTCGATAAAGTTAGTGTACACCCAAGGTCCACTTACAAATCCTTTACCATTCAATGCCGCAACGTTTGACTGTGATGTGCCCTGTGTACTGTTTACAGCACCAGGTGCTACACCAAATAGTTCAGTACCAACGTTTAATGAACCTGGCATTTGCACTACAGGGTATGTAGGGCTTGCACCGCCACTACCGCCTGATGAGTAAAGTATCACACCTTGGACAGGAGTTTTAAACGATAGAACACCGCCACTAGCACTTAGTATTTCTTGACTTGATGATCCGCCAATAATATATGCTTCAGCTTGTAGTTTACCGTCTGCGGTTCTTCTAGCAATACTGTTGTTTGAAGATCCTGTAGATATTGGTGTAGTACCGTAAATACCATCGGAAATTTGTACCATAGCCTTACCAGCTATGCTTACTGAAGTAGCCGATACTGGAGTACCTACTGCTGTTCCACCAACTGTTACTGCACCTGTGTTATTAAATGTACCTGTGGTGTTTACAACGATAAACGAATTCTCAGAGAATGTTTGTCCTTGTACAATACCTGTTGCTCCACTACCTGCTTGAGATACTGCCGCACCGTCAGCAACACTTAATTCAGAGTTAAATGTTAGTCGTTGACCGCTGGTTTGAATAATATCACTGTTAGTAAAGTCTTTGTCTTGTACAGCAAAGCCTTGGTCTACGATTGTATCAAAAGGAACAACTTCAACAGCACCTGTGCCCGGAGTAAATCTACCCAACACAGTATCTGTTGCAATTGGTTCAAACTTATCAAGTCCGATACTTCTTTCTTTTAGTCCAATGTAACCACTTCGGTTAGCGGCAGTAACGTTTACACCTGTTAGTGTAGTAGGTGTTTGTTCTATGCCATTAACAAAAACAGCTCTGGTCAATACGGTTGGACTTACTACCCAAGTATCTGCAGTCTTGATTAGTAGTGTACTATTGTTAACAATGGTAGTTACTACTACACCAACTGATGTACCTTGACGTACAACGTCACCTGCATTTAATGTTGTTGGATTAGAAAGAGTTAACTGTATTTCTTCAGTAAAGTTCTTATTGTCGTAGGCTGACAGACCTCTATTTGTTTGACCAGTTGCGTCATTTACACCGTATAAGCCTGAACTACTTGAAAGAGGTCTAGCTCTTTCCATTAATAACTTACTCTGTTGTATGCTTGCGTTTGAATTAATGTCAGCATTAACAATAGTATCGTTTTCTATTTGAAGATTTAACTGTGCTATAGGAACTGTTAAACCGTCTTCGTAAACAGCGTCAGTTCTAGTTACAGTTATATTAATGATACTATCTGTAGATTCTCTTGCATTAGCAATTTCATCATGTGGACCGTCTACAATGTTAGCTGAAACAGCACCTCTAACAATGTCCTCACCAAGATTGAATGCACCTGTTCCAGGAGTATAAGTGATAACTGTTACATCATAACCTGGAGCAGAACCTAAAATCTCATCAGTAATTTCTTGAACGTCAACTACTGTTCCTGTTTTAGTGTTAGAAATGTCTCTAATTGTATCACCAGTAGTAAACACACCGCCACTTGGTGGAGTTACAAATATTTTCTTCTTACCAGTAGCAACAATAAAGTCGCCAACTTGTGGTCTATTAAAGCTGATGTTTCTTTGATCCTCTAGCGTGTCAAAACTGGACACAGCATCGTCGACATAGGCTTTGTTAACAGCCGCAGTTGGGTCAACTCCTGGGTCACCTAGGTTAGTAATCTTTTGATTACCCATTAGTAAGTCACCCTGCATTTCTGCTGAGCCACTTAATGGCAAGTATCCAGGACCAATTTTGCTAGTTACGTTAGTATCGTTTCTGTCTCTACCGAGACGTTTATTAATGTAACTTACAATAGCTTTCTCAACTGGAACCTTAGTATCTGATTCGTCAGCCATTGTGTCGTCAATTGAGAATTCATCAATTGTAACACCTTTCTTAAAGCCTAGAGCTGTTGCACCAGTAATACCAATTTCACCTGAGAACTTAATACTACCTTGACCTTGGTCAACTTCGAAGAATTTACCAACACGGAAGAAACCGTACTGGTCAGTACTCATCCAGAACACACGACCTTTTCTACGTTCCCAGACCTGCGCACTTGTTGCGTTTGGAGAATCAGCATAGTAGGGTGCTAGTGAACCTAATGGGTCTCCTAAAATTACGTTTGGATAGTTAGATGTGTTAAATCCGCCAGTACCAATCTGTGTAAAGTCATGACCTGTTGCACGGCATAGAGAAATAGCAATAGTAATTTCTGCTGTTGCTCCTGCTGGAAGACCTGCTCTTAGAATCTTATCTTGAGTAAATGCTGTTGCAATACCAGAACCTGCACCTCTAAGGTTGTGTACATTAGTGTTGCTGATTGTAATTATAGCTTCGTTAGCATCAACTGCTGTGTAATTTATAATTTGATGTGTTCTACCAGCCCATGTAAAGATCATACCGCCAGAATAACCAGGAGCACCCGGTTGTCTACCGTTAACGTCTCTAGTTAAACGTGCAATGTCAGTTGCATCAAGAGCAAATCCTTCAGCTTCTGGATTGATCTTAATCTGTGTGTTACCAATTGTACGTCCTGTTGTGCTTGTAGTATTGTCATATTCAACATAAAGTTCAATATGATCGTAATCTATTTCAAAAGTTGTTGCAATAGAATCACCGTCTAAGGCATTTCCTAAACTATCAAACGCAGAGAACGCAATACTTCTATAAGTGATATCATCACTTTCGTCAAAGTTGATAGCAGTACTTGGTCTTGTTACTAGTCTTGATGGATCATTTGCACCATTGAAAATATGATTAGCACCATTGCGGTATTCAAATAGAACACCGTTAGCTAGATCGGCTCGAACAGTAGAGTAGAAATCTCCGTTAGTACCGTTTGGTGTTCCTCTTAATTGCAGTCTATATACTTTATTATTGTAAGATGGTGTTGGAAGTGCTGTAACTCCATCGTTTCCGTATATAGCTGTTACGTTAAATGTAACAGAAGAACCAGTGCCGCCAAATTGTGTGTTAGGTATTGTTATAGTATTACCTACAGCATAACCTGCTCCGCAACCTTCGATAGTAACTGTTGTTGCTCCACCGGCTGCAATTTGTACAGTGAATGTTGCAGGTACGCTTGGAGAGCCACCTGTGCCTGTTACTCCACTATATGTACCAGGAGTTCTAGTACCATCACCGCTTGAAGTTCCAATAGTTTGAATACCTGTAACAACAACGTCACCAGCATCAGAACCGTCACCTAGATATCTAACAACAGACACGTTGTATTGTAATATACCAGTAGCGCCACCGTGGTCAATAGTAACAATAGAGTTAGCTAAAGGTGGATACGGCATATCAGTAACAACAATACTGCTTGCACCTTCAATGTTAGTGTAATCACCACCGTCTAGATATCTCAACAATCTACCAGGTTGTGTCATCGGTAACTCATAGGTTACTTGATCTGGAATTTCGTTAGGGTCAGCACCTTCTGCGACAAGACCAAAGTTACCATAACCGTTAGAACCGTTTAGAGAACGAATCTCAGAACCGTTCTTAGCATAGTAAGCTGCCTGACAATAGTAGGTAAACATCGACACCATTTCAGAGAACGCACCGTTGTTGGTTACAAGACCGTAACCTAGGTCGTTAATCTGTGTAAAGTCGTTACCTAACATGGATCTATTACCAGCAGTTTGTAGATATATCGGGCGAACTACTTCGCCTGTGTCTTCTTCAAACTGACTTTCTAAATAGCCATCGCCTCTGTTAGATGTAGCATCTAGATAAATTGTTGCTGTACCTTGTGCTTGGTCATAATCAGAAATAGCATTAACTTGATAGCGTCTACCTTCTACATAGAACGGGCATGGAAGTTGTGGTGCTCGAATTCTAATACCTTGACCTTCATCACTTCTAATTGTTAGAGTAAATGCATTTATTTTACCAGTAACAATAGCAGGTAAGTTTCCAACATACGCATCAACAAACATACCTCCAGCAAAACGTTTTTGGTTTAGTGATTGTGAGAAAGATGAACCTGTTTGAATGTATGGAGACTTTGTTAAAATCTGACCGTCTGGATCAAGTGTACACATGAAACCACCGTGTCCTTGAACAGTCATGTTACGTAAAATAGTAGCATCGTTCATCAAGAACACATCCATTAGGTCGTTTCTCTTAGGTGGATTGTATCTTGGATCAAATACAAACACCATTTTTTCTACAAGGTTGCTTACAATGCTGTCAGCACCTGCTTCGGCTGTGCCAAATTGGAAGTCTGGTTCAACATAATCAACGGCATTAGGGTCTTGCCATAGGTCTGCAGGACTGTATGCTCCTTCAAACAATCTTGAAGCAACTTGTGTAATGTATCTAATAGCGCCTTTGGTTACATTTTCTTGTCCGCCAAATCCGTTGTTATTGAACTTTTGAATATAACTTGCATAGTATTCGCCTTGAACTTCAGTTGAATATTCATCTCCACCTAGTTCTAGGTCATCTGAAAGTGCATTTACAATTAATCCAACGTCTCTGCGACACTTGGCTTGATTGTAAGAGAACACAGCGGCAGTATCTAGTGTTGATATAACATCTGCAACAATACTGTTAGTGCTTCCGTTAATTGCAGTCTTAGCATCAACTAGAGTAACGTTTGCACTTGTTAGTGATGGATAAACTACGCTAGGTAATGTTAAGAGGTTATTGTTATTAACCTGATTTTTAATAACATTTACAAGAGCTGTAACTGTTGTAGCTTCTGTAGTTCCAGCAGGATTTGAACCAACGCTTGATTGTGATAATAAATTTCCACTAGTTGGAACAATAGCGATAGCTCTAACTACATCTGCTACAACTCCAGATAGGTGTTCGTACGCATCAACTGTAGCTTCTCTTTGATTTAGACCTAATTGACTTACTGCGTTAACAAAATAACTAATGGCTGATTGACGTGTAGCAAAGTTACCGCCATACATAATGTCATAGCTGATTGCATCTACAATAAAACGAACATCGCGAGCACACTTAGTTTCATTGTATTCTAACCTTGGATAATTTAAATTAATATAAGCTGTTATTTCAGCGGCAATAAAGTCTCTGTTTGCTTGTAATTGATTTTTTGCATCAATTTGATCCTGCAATGTACTTGTAATAGGACTAAATGTAAGAGCATTTGCCGCAGTTTCTGTACTGACAACGCCGTTTTGAATAATATCAATAATCTCGTTGAAGGCAGCATTTGATCTACTTGTTGCTGTTGCGCTACTAATAACCGCAGGTAATGCCGCTATTAAGGTTCTAGCTCTAGTTAAGGCTGTTACCCATAGATCTCTTAGATATGGATCTCTATAGATACTGCTGGCTCTAGAGAATTTTAATCCTTCTAGCACCTGATTATAGTTAGTACCTAAAACAATGTCGTAGGTTACGCCGTCAATGATCTCTCCTAGGTCACTAGTGAACTGTGCCTTATCGTAGAGAAGATCTTGATAGTTTTGATTGATGTATTCAATAATTTCTTCTTGAATAAACTTTTTATTTTCTTGAAGAATGTTTGCAGCCTTAGAATATCTTCCAGGATTGTCTACAGGTAAACCTGTGTTAACAACTTTTGTAGGATTTTCTAAATAGTGATAACCAAATCTACCCTGTATTTCACCTACTTGGTTGTAGAATCTACTACCACCAGTTACTAGTTCAATACCGTCAAATTCTAAATCTCTGTAAAAATAAGTTCCAGCCCAAGGTGATTGTGAAACTCTGCGCTTAGGTCTAATAATTACACGACGGAATTCATCACCAACTAAGGAAACGTTGGCTGCAACTTTGATAGGATAATCTTCTTCGTATGTTCCAGACTCAATAAAGATTGTAATTTGTTTACGTTTAACAAAGTTATCAAACTCTAACTCTTCACCAGGTATAAAGTCAATTGGTTTTAATAAGTGAACAAGTATTTTATCCTGTCCGCCTTCTGTAGGATCATTAGATGTTAAACTAACAATACGACCTTGTGCTCCTGATATTTTACCCACAAGTATTTTACCTGGTAGCACGTCAACGTTATTAGCAACACCTTGATCAATAGCTGATAAGCCACCGTTGTTTACGACAACTTTATAAGTGCTACCGTATACAACAGATGCTCCAGCATCAATACCGTTCTCAATGATGTTGGTAACTAGATTAAATTTGTCACTAACCGCAGTTCTTGAAGTTGAATCAGCGTCATTACCTGAGTCAAAGAACTGATCCTCGTCTGTCTGATATCTAATACCAAAGATACCGCCTGAACTATAAGCAGTAAACGATAAAGAATTTACTGGAACTAACAGGTCAACATCTGTAAACAGTTCAAAAGAATTAGTATTAACTACACGAACATAATAAATGTTCTCGTTAACCTGTGTCATACCAGACACGCTCTTGATTATAACTTGATTACCATTTACTAAACCGTGTGCAACACTTGAAGTTACTCGAGCAATAGTGCCTTGAGTAATATTTGATATTGGTTTTTGCAAGAATGGACGGTTTAGTAATACTGCCGCAACCATGTCTCTTGCAGTTTCAATAGCATCTACAGTTTCAGTTAACTGTCTTGTAATAGCGATCAACGCACTGGCATTAGCATAGTATCTTTCTGCGGCTAATCTAGTTAGATAGTTAGCAGTAGCATCAACAGACGGTCCTCTATTAATGTCAAACGCAATAGAATCAAGAATCAATCCTAGGTCGCGTTCACAGGTTTCAATATTATAGTCAAAGTTTGGATACTTAAATCTTAGGTATCCGGTAATTTCTCTAACAATAAAATCTCTATTTTCTTGAATTAAATATCTAGCTTGATTGAAAGCAGGAGTTGTAATGGCAGCTTCAACTACTTCGGCTGGAAATGCTCCGCCGTCTCGAGTAATAGTCTGCATGTATGGACCAGGTTCTGCTTCAGATGCGCGAATAATTTCTTCAGCTCTTCTAGCCGCGGCATTGATTGTTCTATAAGCATAACTCCACGAAGTACCTGCTTTACCTGCAGGAACACCGCGCATTCTATCATCACCTTGTGTACTTACATATAAGTTACTGATACTTGCATAGCTGGTATTATCAACATAGAATTTAGTTGCGGCTTGCAAATCTTCATCAGAACTTGCAAGTCCTGCTAATTCTCCCGGGCTATCATGAAGAATTAATGGACCAGTCATACGATCGCCTTGACGACGTACTACTGCTTTTCTTGGTATAGCTTGATTAGCTAAGTAGAAACCTTCTAAATTAGCGTCATAGGCAGCGTCAACCATTACATGTTCGTCATCGACACCAATGGTACCTGTAATGAATATTTTATTTGTTTCAGCTTCGGATTGGCTTAATACTCTAGCATCTTCTCTAGATGCGTGTACGCTAAGTTGATTAGCTGTTGCATATCTTAGATAATAAGTAGTACTACTTACTAGTCCAGTTGGATCTGTGTCTTCTGCTCGGAAAACATATGGAGTTCCGTTAATAGTGTTATCAAAACCGTGCCCAGTGACAACAATATTACCACTTGAATAAGATTCAATTGTTAGTGTGTAACCGGTTGCATCTGTAGGTTCGTCTGCAATTCTAATAGGCAATGCACCTGCAATGTATCTGTTATCTGCATAACCTTTTGTAATAACAAGGTCGTCAATTGTAATTTGTGGATCTGGCTGTTCTGCGTTAAACTCGTCAACAGCTTCTTGTGTAATTGCTACACGAGCAATAGCCTTGTTTCTAGCGTCAAGCGGACCGCCTAACTGTGGGCTCAAGTCCTGTGATAGTGCTCTAAAAGTAGTTGAAAGAACAATCTTTCCTGGAGTATCATAGCTGATCTGAATACTGTCGTCTGCTCCTGGATCAGCGGCTGAGTTAGATGCTAGTGATCTAAAATCAACGCCTGATGCGTTTGAGTCAACAAAAAGTACTGTATTAGGAACATAACTATCCGGAGTGTCACTTAGTGTTGTAAATCTAATAGTACCACCAGCACCGAAAATAGCATATAATTCATTAAAGTTTTCGTTGGTCTTTCTAAACGATTCGCGTATACTGTCACCGGTACCGTCGTTACCTTCTACGCCAATGTTAATCTCTTGTTTAGCCATTCTTTACTCCGATATAGATAATGATAAGGTCATGCCCTTGCTCAATTATTTATCGTAAAATTTTATAATCTTAATGTAAATACTATATGTTCACTGGTACTCGAATAGAAAAAACACAACACACTAGGAAAAGTAAACTAGGAGTTGAACATTCTTACGAGCGAGAAAGAACCTATGCTCTATTTCGTTGCGACAGTTGTGGAATTGAGTTCTCTAGAGAACGGGGAAAGATGGATCCAAAGCGTCTAAGCAACAATTATTTTCATGTATGTTCAAACTGTGATGCTAAACGATTTGCACAGAAACGCGGAATACAAAAAAAGCAGGTATGGGATTTACCTGCTAGTTCAAATTTAGACATTAGTAAGTTATGATCTTTTTAATCCGTCTGAAGTTACATTTGGAACATTCTTCATAGCCTTTGGTAGCTGTGGAAGACTAGTATCTGGCTTCACTAAACTCTGAATAGGAGTTGCACGCTGTCCTTTATCGTGTCTAATTCCAGTAACTTTATCTAATTTTAAACTACCTTGATATAGTGCAGTCATATTTTTTTCTCCTGTTGATAATATTTAGTTAAATAAAAGACCTTAAGGAGGTTTAATATGGAAATTATAATTGCAATTATAGCTATCGTAGTTATTGGAGCGATTTGGTACTCAAACCGTGGTACCGGTGCTGATGTAAATCAGGACGGTAAAGTTGATCTAGCAGATGCTAAGGCCGCTGTCGAACAGACTGTAGCTGAAGTAACCAAGGCTGCTGATGCAAATCAAGACGGTAAAGTTGATGCAGCCGATGTTAAAGAAGTTGCTAAAAAGACCAAAGCTGCCGTTAAGAAGACAGCCACTAAAGCTAAAGCAACCGTAAAAAAAGCAGCCACTAAGACTGCTTCTACACGCGGCCGTAAACCAAAAACTGGTGCTTAATTACGAGAGCGCAACAGACCTTCAATAGTCTGTATTGCACTATCCTGGCGAGCCAGCTTTCGTTCTAATACATCGATAGCGGCTCGCTGTTTTCTTATTTGTTCTTCCAAACTTTGAACATAGGCGTGTGTGGGAATACGTTTTTCCATGCCATCTTCACCTAGCATAGTAAATGTATCTACACCTTGAGCCCGCAGTCCACCCGCGACTCTGTTAGGATTCTTTTCAGATTTCTGTTCGATTGCGGCAGGATTTCTGCCATACATTTTAGTTAAGTAGCTCATATTGTATTTACCGTTTTAATTCGTTCAATAAAAACTCTTTTGGGTCACACCAATAAGTTTCAAATACAGGTTCACCAGGGCCCGTTACCATGCTGGTTATTACATCACAGCGTTTAAGCCACAATGATTTGTTAGACAGGTAACAGCGCCTCGGCCAAAAGCATATTTTTTGTTCCTGAGTTACTCTTCGATTGTTGAACATCCACTGATCCGTTAGACCCGTGCTTATTCTCTCTGGTATTGGCATAGTTATATAGATCCAGCGTTGCTAGATTTTTGCATTTAGATTCGACCATAATGTCTGCATAGTCGCGGAATGACAATGCCCAATCATTTACTGCATTATTCCACATGTAATCGCTATGAGCTCGCAGTTTGGCTTTCTTGTAGCCCTGGTCTAGTAGCGTCCGAAGATCGGGGCGCTGGTGTCTGGAATGGCCAATAAGACAGTCTTCCCGTGACACACTATAATGTATGACAGGGCGAACGCCACGCCAACTATCAATAATCCTTTTAAAACGGTCGTCAGTTGCTTCAATATATTCTCCGGAGTTAATCCAATGGTGATGTATGTCTAGCACCAAAGCGAGATGCTTTGATAGTTCGAGAGAAGCGTCGATTCCCCAGGACATTTCGTCGTTTTCGATAGTAATACAGTTTCGCGCTTCTGGTGTGAGACGCCCAAGTGCGTCGATGATACCGGCTGGACCTCTACGACCCGCGATGTGGACGTTGATTTTAAAGTCTTGGAATGATTTGCCGTACCCCATCCAACGGGCCATGTCAACATGATATTCAAACTCCTCTATGCTTCTTTCTACGATCTCATCTGACTCAGATGCAAGAACAGTAAACTGGCCAGGATGCATAGACAAACGAACGCCAAGCCTACGAGCTGTCTCACCCACAAGGGCAAACTCTCTTTCACAGTAAGCTCTAACATCTGGTAGTCTCCAATAGTACCCCCAAGTCGGCTCAGTGTACACAGGAAGGCAATCGCTACCAAGTCTAACCATTCTAAGATCTTGTGGTAAGCTACCAACATATTCGATCAATCTCCTAAATGAAGCGATGTTGTGTTCCATAATGTCCCACAATCGCTGTTCTGCAACATCACGAGTTTGGCGATTAAGCCACTGAACTGTAGTTGCTTTAGTATTTAACGGACGCTGAATCTCCTCCAAAAGTTTTTTCTTTTGGGTCTGATCAGGGTGCATGTATTTGCAGGCAAAGCCGATTCGTTTAGTCATACAGTTATTATACAGGATTTAACGCCAGTTGTCAATGACCCAAGGATCTTCACAGTTATGAGGATTTGGATCGCCATGAAAAACACATACGCAACATTCAATTCTCGGTTTTACGTCTTCTACGGTTTTGAGTTTTCTATTACCCTTTGTACCACCTAGGGCAAATTCTTTGGTTTTACGAACTTCCCATTTCCAACTTAATATCCAACTATCGGGGTAGAGCATTGCCTGTTTGCTTCTAGTTGCTTCGTAGAGCCAATCTTGATCACCGTGCAATCTACGCTGAATGTTTATGCGATCCTTTTCGAAATCTTCCCAAACATTGTGTAGCTCGCCTGTTTTAAATCTTACAATCGAACTGTTATACTTTTTCCAATTAGGACGCATTGCTCTAGTAAAGTCTCGTATAGTACACCAATTGTTGGGTTGGTAAGTGAACAGTTTATCAATGTTACCTGCAATAACTACATCAAGGTCCATGTACAGTATAGTGCCGTTAATGGGTAAGTTTTTGCTGAACATATAAGGCTTGCACCACCAACCTTGTAGATCTGGAGGCAAAGGAATAGTTTTTATTTTAGGGTCTAATCCTTTAGCATCGTCAGTTAGGCAAACAAATTCGTAAGAAACTGTGCAGTTGCGTTCAACCATATTGAACAGTTTGTTTACATATTCTGGACCGTATTTTGTGCCGTGCTTTAAACAGAGAAGATAGTTTTTTGGACTATCTTCTCTGACTTTAAGAACTGGCGTAGGTTCTTGTTGCTCAGTTGCTTCTTTTTCTAAGCGCCTTTGCTCTCGTATTCTACGCCATTCTTCTTTGGTATATTGACTTTTGTCTACTTTCACCTTAGCCTTCGTAAACTGCCGAATTACCTGCATGTTCAAAAACTTCTACGGAACGTAGTTTAACACCTTGACCTACAGGATAGCGAGCAGTAAACTCTCTTCCGTCAGGATGTGTCCAAGAACGACCTTCTTGATATGCTTCTAGAATCTCATTCATTGTGCGATATGCTAGTTCTGCAAATTTTTCGCAGCCAACAGCTTCTACAAGACGTAGGTCCATTACACCGCCTTGATCCTGTAATCCTAGTTTAGCAAGAGCTTTGAATTTGTCTAAGTGGGGATCGTCAAGTGCAATACAAGTTGTATGATCGAATTGCCATTCGCTCCATTCTTTGAATGCTTTGAGTCCACCAAAGTCCATAACCCAGTTACGGTCGTCTAGTGTTTCTGATTCAAAGATTAGTTTGATACCAATTGAGTATCCATGTAGCAACGAGCAATGTGAATGTGTACTTCTCCACTGTCTAAAACAGCATGAAAGTCCGCGGTCGTTGCCGTAAGTTTTTGTTGAAAGATATTTTGCCATCTCTAGTCTCCTTGTAAAAAGTAGCAAGTTTGATGACATGCAGAATATTTAGAGTGGGATGAATGCCATGTAAGACCACTTTGTTATACTATGTATTATAGTATATGTTACTTATCTTGTCAACTACAACATTAGGTTTAATCCAGGCTTTGGGTGTTTCCCATCCTAATGGTCTGTAGATTGTAAACTGTGTCTTTGGAAAATGTTCAAATACTTTTCCAATTTGATGTATCCAATATCTTGGGTCAACTGCTGACTTGTCTTTTGAGTCGTAGCCCTGTGTATTCTTATACACATTGTTAACCAATTTGTCGTTGCTGTACAGATCAAACCCTACCAGATTGACATAACGTTCTTTGGAAAGTTTTGCGGCAAGTAGAACAGCATAAGGGCCACTCCCCCATTGAAATGGTTCGTCGGCTCTTATGTCTGATTCGTAGGGTATGTCTGGTACTTCTCTAATATTTTTAATATGACGGTAACTGCCGTACCAGTCTTTGCGTGTGTAGACTAATGTGTTCTCATTTATGCCGCGTTCTACAGCTTCGTTGACCATACGACGATCAACGCACACAAGATAGTCCATTTGATGATCTCGCATAATGGCGTTACAACCTACCTTAAATCCTTTCAGTAGATTGATGTCTATTTCTTTTCGACTTTCGCCATTACCAAAGACCCACATTATTCGCCTTTAAATACTCGCCTTGTTTCGCGTAGTTCTTGTTTTACTTCTTCAAAATTATTATCAGTGTTTCTCAAAGATTGTATAACATATTTAATCTTATGTAAAGCCCACCACCACCAGAAAACACTTACAGCAAAAAATACCACAAGAACAGATGCTATAGTTTTTCTATATGCGTCTTCTAGTCCTATGTATTCTTCTACTAATAAAATTGCTAATGCTATGAATGGAAGTGTCCAAGCGGCATAACTCCACCATTTAACTTGACGTTTCGTTTGTTCTGCGGTTTGTGTATAGATATTTGGCCTCATTTTATTTTCCCTAGTTTGGAAAAATATTTATGAAGTTTTAGAAACTTATAATGTAATGAGTTTATGCAGAGATACTGCCGAATGGTTTCCACATGCCGGGAGTACCTTCGCGCACACAGATCCAACCAACAAAGCCACTGGGTTTAGGATCTGCATTCCACACAACGTCACCTTTCTTGTAGGTGCCTGCTGTAGGTTCTTCTGTGCCAACTTCAAACTTTTTGTCTTGGAATCTTACAGGACCTGCTGTAGTAATATCAGCATCTTCTGTGAAGTTCTTAACACCAACACCTAGCTTGTTCTTTAGTACAACACGATCGTTGAATGTTACAACACCGTTGTGAGCTACCTCTATTCTTGTAGTATCATCTGTGACAATTTCAAGAGCAGTTGTAGTCCAAGTACCTAGTTTAAATTTCTTATCGTCTGTTGGATCAATAACAAATTCGTGATCCCAGCTCATGATGCTGATAGCACCGTTTGGGGAATCTGTACCTAGTCCTAGTCGCTGATTATCTGCGTCCCAGAACAAGTATTCGTCTATTACAACATTTCCAGCAACACGAAGTTCTTCTAGTGTGCCTATTTTGCGTAAATTACTCTTTACAACACTAGTACCTAGCTCTGTTTGTGTTAGGACAGGCTGTCCTGAAATAGAGTAGTGTCTGTCTTTGAATAGATCAATTGATTCAGAGCTAAAGAAACGATCCGGTTTTGGTTGTAGCACAAACTGTTTAGTGTAACCACCGCCTGGCCATATTAGACCTTTGCCGTAGCCTATGCCGCCATCGTCGGCTTTAAACTCTAAAGGACTTGATCTTTCGTATCTTATGTCTGCTGATACTTCGTCAACGTGTAATTTACGAGCATGTATTTCACCCTCAACAGTTAAGTTTCCTTTAACAGTCAACGGATTTGCTATTACACCTGTGTATAATACATCAACTCTTACACCGTCATCGGCTACCCGAAGAACAGCTTTTGTAGCAGTATCTTTGATACCAACACTTGCGAAGTTGGTAATCATACCGCCGTTGATTTTATCCCCGCTCAGTTCCCTGTCGAGGATCTTGGTTTTTTGAACCTGTTGCTTGGAAATACCATCTATGGCATCACCAAGATTCTTTAAAATGTCGTGGATGTTTGTGCTCATACATGTATTTATCACGATACATGTATGAGCGTGTTTTGAATTATGCTACTTTGAGCAATACTGTGTCTGCATTAATACGTCCGTTCATGGTCGTATCTGTGGTATTGATTTCTTCCAAAAACTTACGCAGAGCAACCTTTCCAGCCGCCTTAAATGCCTTGAGTTGTTCTTCGGGCTTACGCAAAGTCTTTTGAATACTCTTGGCTTCGTCAAATCCTGTAATCGAAGTGCCTTTGACGCTGAGTCCGCTACCTGCACGACCCATTCCAGTTGGATCAATGTTAGTGGCTACATACTTGCCCAATTTGCGTGTTTTAACATTGAACACCCAAAGTTCGTTTGCACCCACAATTTCGCTCGGATTAATAGAAGCCAAACTGTACTTTTGGTCCACTTTCAAGTATTTGAGTTTTGCAATCAATTTATCAGCCGATTTAGGCTTAGGTGTGCGAGCTTTGCGTGTGGCTTTGCTGGCGTCTACGATAAGCGTACAAGCGTCTACAAGCGTTTCTAGAGCGGCAATGTAGTTAGAGATGTCCTTCTTAGCAAGGTGGCTGTAGGCTTCTTTTAGCTGTTCTGCATAGTCCGCTTCACGAGCATCCATTTTTTTGAGTTGTGCGGATGTAGGCTGATTTTGGAGTTCGCGGAACTCGTTAAGGGTAGCTTCGTAAAACCCCATGAGCTTGCGAGCATGAGCTTGTGTAACACCCATTTTACTAAAGTGCGATTTAAAGTCAAATCCTTTTGGATTGAAGTTCTTTTTGTCTGTTACAAATCCTTCAAGCCACTCATCAATTTCTTCTGCGGCTTTTTGAGCCTGTTCAGTGATACGTTCTTGAATAGTCGGAATATAGGTATTGGCTTTGATCTTTTCGTCTTTGGCTTCTTGTACCACAATTGACTTACCGCTTGTAATAGCAGATTCGATTGCTACCTTAATGTGATCAGTGACTGGCTTGACTGGACCAATAGTTCCAGCAAGACTCTGCCAATATTCGTCGTGTGCTTTATTGTAATCAGGCATGCCACTACGAAGCAGTTTGCAAGAAATAGAAGTTGTAACACTTACGCCTGCGGCTTTAACACTCTTAATGTCGTCTGCCTTATAACCGTTTTCTTTCATCCAAGCCAATACTTCCGGAAGCAAGTCTGCAGGCTTGTAATTGTCGTAATAGAAGTCACGAGCATTGCGAACAGCTCGGTGATAGTCTGCACCGCTCCAAGTTTCCCACCCTTCAAAGCTAGGACCCTTTACTTTGGATCCTTGACGAACTGTGGGTGCAAGACGAGCTTTTTTCTTTTTGGGTGCTTTAACTGCGGCCTTTGTAGCCATATGGAAACTCCTAACTGTTATTCAAGTTGTTAGTATATATGCTTGCCCAAAAAAAGTCAACCTTTTTTGAGTAAAAAATAAGTCAAATGTTTGCCCGAAAGAATGCCCGTTATAATAACCCTATGGCCCATAGTTAAATGATCTACTTGAGTTTGGTACTGTAAATCTGTGGCATTTTCCATACACCACTTGCCCAAGTCTGTTTGTTGCCATTCGTAAATTGGTTGGGCTATGTATATTTCTACATCTTCGCAATCGCTCATCCTAAATTCGTGTAGAACAACCTTGCGTCTTTCCTCTACACGATCATCAACTAGATGGTAGGTTGGCTGTCCTAGCCAAGTCATTTCTTAGGTAGCCAATATGTGGCCCAGGAAAGATATAGTTCGATCCATGCTTGATTATATTTGCAATACAGATTCCAGGCTTCAATGTTTTTGGCCATTTGATCAGATATTGGATTTCCATTGCAATTCATTTTGACTCCTTGAGTGTTTGAAAAGTTAAATCTCTTGAGTACACATTGGCTACGGGTTTGAGCCAACCTGCGTTAATTGCTGTAATAAAAATACTTTTATATTCTGCAGGACAGTTTTGACTAATCTCAAATCCTGCACGAGGAGAGGTAACGAATCCGTCTGTGAGCATAAACCCAGGATCACCTTGCCGTAGAGTAGTGAGTTTAGATTTTCCTGTGACTATCATTCAGCACTTCCTTGTATCTCGCAACAAAACTTTCTTCATAACAACTGTATTCTTGAGCAGTTTTGGCATTGCGATAGTGAATCCAAATATGGCCTTCTCGTTCCACAATACCAATTACAACAAATCTAAGATCAAATGATTCCCAAATACTACCTACTCTTATCATATCTTTTCGCCTTTCTCAAATCCACGGAATGTTTTAAAACGAGGAAAGCGCAGACTGTAAGTGCCGTCTTGATTTTGGGTCACAGCATCTGCACGGACTTCCACCAAAGCACTAATAAGATCATTGCGACCAGACCAAAAATCGGATCTTTGATCATCCGTAAAGCCACTGCCAACATTGACCCTAATATCACGCCCATCATCCGAGCCACTGCATACAAAAGCCCCGAGTCGTCCTTCATTCTTTCCTGTTCCTTCTTCTACTGCGGTAATACTTAATGTTACTTCTATAAATGGCTTAGCCTTGAGCCACGAATGGCTCCGCTTGCACTCGTAGGGTGCGTTAACATCCTTGATCATAACACCCTCGTAACCACCGTCTACAGCCGCTTTATTCAGCTCTACAAAGCGTTTTTGTCCTTCGGGAGTATCAAGGTCTACAGTTTCCCAAGCCAAGCATTGGACGTGTGGCAAAAGTGCCACATTCTTTTCCACCCAAGCCTTGACCATTTCACTGCGAGTACTCTGTGGCTTTTTCCATACACCTTTTTGGAAATCCGCTAAAGGAATCATGTCAAACAAATGTAGTACAGCATCACCTGCGGCAACATTGTCCTTGCGGTGTACCTGCTTCATCAAGTCCTGGAACGAGTCGCTCATTACTTCTCCGTCCAACACAAGGTCATAAGGCGGAGGGCTCTGTTTAACTACTGCGGAAATTTCATCTGCAATGTGTCCAAAGTTATGGAACTCTTTACCGTTGCGACTGAACATGTCCACACGACCGTCTACACGAACCACAGCCAGCACACGAACACCGTCTAGTTTGACTTCAATCTGTTTCTTGCCAGTCATCTTCTTTTCGTGATTGGCAGAGTCGTGTGCAAGTTGGCACTCGAATACAGGAATACTATATTGTGGGAATTTCTTTGCAACCTTGTTTACAGTCTTTTCTGAAACACCACAGCGCAGGTCTTTGATTAGAATTCTGCGATAGAATCTGTTCCACTGAGATACCGTTGCAGTATCCATGCAAAGTTTGATGGCATCACGAGCCGCATGTCCTGTGAGCTCACGACGATTGAGTTGCTCTGCGAGCATTTTAAAATTAGTCCAAGCAAGCCCTTGTCCGTCTACAGTAGCTTCAGGTACCTGCTTAACGCCGAATGTAATCAATGGATCTAAGGCCATGCGTACACCTTCAAAGAACTCGTCTAGTCCTTCCTCCATTGCGGCTTCAAGAATAGCTTCTTTGTTAAGACGACTAGGATGATCTTCTAGATTACCAATAATATATTCTGGTTGTGTACGCATTTGTCCTCAGCTGTAGTTAAAATGGAATTCTTGTGCAAAGTAGAAGTTACCTGGGGTATCTTCACTGTTATGCAATTTTACAACCATTTCTGGAATAAGTCTACCAAAACGGTTAAAAAACTCTTCCTTGCTCAAATTCTCAGCAAAATGAACATGAAAGTCTCCAAAACGTTCTTTGAACTCTCTAGCCGCAATAAACTTTTGGCTATGTTTAAGAACGCCCGGAATATATTTCATTCTACCATCTGCGTCTTCTTTAAAGTCAGGCGGTACATCGTAGTCTTCCTGTTTTGGATAGGCTCTTGTAATCAGCACACACATAGTTCTGCCCTCACCTGTGGCGGCATAGTCAGATGCTAGGTATTGATAAACGTTATCCATTTTCTTTATCTTTCAAATATTTCTTAACCCTTACAAGGTCAAGTGGCGGATTACATGCTGGTATACTATTATACTTTAAGTAATATTGTGCAAGCAACACCATCTCGCTCGATTTACAAAAACTAGGGTGCATGGGCAAATAGGCTTGATAGCACTTGTCAATAGTAGCCTTACCAAAATTTTCCTTAAACGCTGTGCCACAACCGTAAGGACTCAGACGCTCGTTGCGTACAGTACCTTTAAAGTCTGTTCTACGACCTAGCATACAGTTTCTAGTAACTGCTCGTGACTCACCAATGTATATAACTTCTGGTCCTAGAAAGTCAGCAGAAACGGCGCCCGGATGTTGTTCAAATATTCCATATACATAACAGCCTGGATTAGTTTTACTGAATCCCCAACTCTCATTCCATTGTTCGTCAATGTGATGCCACTGTGTGAACTTTGTGAAGTCTGGCGCCGCAACTGCTTGATCCTGTGTTACGAAATAGTTCTTGCCACTCAGTTCAGCACATTTCCGTAGACTATATGCTAGTTGATCTATGTTATTAGAGTGGCTAAAGATTTCGTAGAGCTGGTCTTCAGTTAAGCCGTGATTACCTGATCCTAGTCTAATATTTCTGGCCAGTATTCTTGCTTCAAGATTTTCCATCTTGTAACCTTTCAATCTCGTTGGCAGCTTCTTCTAGTAAATCCGCTATGCGGTCAGCCTTGCCTTCTTGTACTGATTTACGGTCTTTAATTTGTCTACGAATTTCTGCTCGCTTGCGTAGACGGAATACTAAGCTCTGTTCTGCAACAGGTAAGTGACTTTCATCGTTCATATATTGTTCCGTCCTATTCTACTGTAACCTAATTTTGACCAAATGCTTTTTCTATCTTGGTTCTTTTCTGGCTTCCAGGCTCTTGGATCTACTGTTTGACCCGTTAGCTCATATCTGTAATCTGGATCGTAAACCATGTAGCCCAGTTTGTTCCATTTGATTACACCGTCGTCAAATAGAAAGATACAACCACGACACATACAGAAACTGGCACCATTATCGCTCATCACATTACCATTTACCGTGCCAACATATTTGACGACATTGCCCTTGTGCATTTCTCGTAGGGCCTCGTGGTAATCAATCATTCTTCTTTTCCAAAAACAAATTTAATCCGATTAGCAACAACTTTGCCATCATATCTAGTATCGTTAGCAATGTCAATGCATTCCTGGATGATTAAATCTGCAAATTCTTGTAGTCTAACATGACTAACACAATGCTCTACTTGTGCTTTAACAGCAATTTCTTTTAGTTTATCGTTCATTGTTCACCTTTAATTACATCAAATATTGTTCCATACTCGTAACGCTTCCAATCGTCATGATCAACATATGTATTGATACAACGGCGGTAAACAGTTTTAAGCCATTTACGCTTGCCGTGTATCTTTACAGGATGCCACGCAAACCATGGTTGCCAAGGACTCATTGTTTGCTTTCTCGGAACATAGGTTGTACCCTGTGGTCCGTCAAACATTTCATCCTTAGGCCGCCTCCATATAATTGCGCACCCACTCTAAACGAGCTTGCTCGTCCATAGCAGTATACTCAACAATGTTAGCACGAATAGCATCCACTAGTGGATAGTATTCTTCGTCTAGATTGTGCTTGATATCTTTGTTCAAGTCTACTAACTTATCTGTACGTGGATTGCGAGCGACCCACTTTGAAGTTAAGTAGTATGGTGACTTGATCTTAGCACTCACACCATCTTCTGTATAGAATACAAATCCTTCGTGTCGCACAGTCTTAGTCATTTCAACTAAGCGGCCAACAGTAGTAGCATACACTTCTGGCACAAAACAGTTCAAGCGTTCAGCCATATCTTGTAGGATAAGGCCGTTTGCTCCAACTTCACTACGCCAAACGTTTTCACGATAGCCTAGCAGATACATACCTGGCTTTTCTGGAATGATGTGTGGGTCATTGGGATGAACACACTCAAACATTACAGTCATGCCTTCTAGTTCTGCGTTAGCGAACGCTATTTGCCAATCGGCCCAGCTCATGTGAGTTAACATCATTTCCTTGGCCATAGCAACGTATGGACTGTCTGTGCTACCAGTAGTAGACACTAGAACGTCACCTTTGTACCAAGTACAAGCAACCATAAAGCCGTTGATCTTACGATGTGCCATAACACGAGTATCTGGAGGTAGCACAGGTGCTTCCTTTTCGATACCGTAGTTATAAATCTTTGTAAATGGATATGCAACTAGGTTGAAGTCGGCGTCTACGATAGACCCACGGCACTCGGCAATATAGTCGTTCCACAGGCCATCGTAGAATACCTTCTTCTTGTACTTGAGTACATAGATACCTTCGCCGGCTGATTTCATGTTCACGAGCCCAGAAGTAGCTACATACTCTTTCAATTCATCCTTAAACATTTTACTCACCTACATTCTTTCTAGCGATAGCCATTAATGTAGCATCGCCCTTGGTCATAACTTCTAACAATAATCTCTTTTCCTCTAAGTAGGTCTTGGCAAACTTTTCGTCGTGTGCCATGATACTACGAGTGTTAGAGATTAAGTCTGCTAACTTAACTGTTTGTGCTTCGGCAGGAGCAGCCGCAGAGTGTGCTCTGTCTACTGCCTTGCGAGCGGCTCTGTTGCCGTGATCCGGACGACTAACGTCAGTTAACCATCCAACCAATGTAGCAACCTCATCGCCAAACTCTGCACGAACAGTTTCTAAGGTAACACCTGTGTCCTCTACTGTGTCATGTAACCAAGCAGCCGCTAACATCGCTTCAGTGTGCGGAACACTCCTAACAATGCTAACAACTTCGGCAGGATGGACGATGTAGGGTTCGCCGGTGTACTTGCGAAGTTGGGCCACAGCCGCATGTGCCGCAGTAGCAAAAACTCTAGCTCTTTCTACAACATCCATGTCTTACTCCTTTACATAACAGTATCGTGATGACCTTTTACTTTACCTTTCATGGCATCAGCAATGGCCTGCTCCATAGTAATCGCAATCATTCCTGTTGCATCCATGCCCATGTCTCTTGCACGATACTCTTCTAATCCACTCTTGCCACCGTGTAAGTGACCATGGAAGTGAACAGCACCTCTGTGCATTTGATCCCATTCTGCAATAGGATAGTGAAACATCACTACACGAGTCTTTTCGTAAGTAATGCACAGATACGGATGTACCTGAACAAAACAGTTACGAAACACAGGATCATTCAACAGTTTACGATCATGGTTTCCTTCAATCAAAATTTTATCACCATTCAAACGCCGCATAATCTTTATAGCCTTGTCAGCCGATAAGAATGCAACATCGCCTAAAATGTAGACAGTATCACCAATATTGATCTTGTCATTCCATTCGCGAATCATTTGTTCGTTCATGTACTCTACATCATTGCAAAATCTAGATCTTGAATCTGGGCAGAAACGCATAATGTTTGCATGCCCAAAATGCAGATCACTTGTAATCCAAGTAGTCATTTTTCCCTCTTACTTTCTTTTATATGTTATATTATACAGTCACAAGAAAGCCCTGTCAACCATTTTCAGGAAGACAAGGCGTTGTATTTTTGCAACAGTTATTCAGCGAACCAAATTTCTTTGAAACCTTCGTCCTCTGTAGGCATGTCAAAATTCTCAATCATACTACGCATGACTGCATCCGGAATATGCTTTCCCGGGCGACTTGCCAAACGACGAGCTAGTTCTTCCTTTTCAGGAGTCTTAAACACAACAGCAATATGTTC